TTTTTGCACTCTATCAATAGTACGTGCGAAGCGAATATCTTCTGCGGCTAACGTAGCTTTACCTGTTAAATCCTTTTCATATCCCATAAACGCTTTAGGTACCCTTAAAGCGGCAAATAATTTATCTCTTAAATATGTTACGTCATCTATGGCTGCGTATTGTAAACCAGGTAAGTTTTCAATCTTAGTTACTTGATCGTTTCCACGTACAGGTATGAAGAAATCTTCTAACAAGTTTTGCATGTTGTACTTTAAGTTATATTGACCTGTTTCTTGATCAATAAACGGAGTACGTTTCATGGTGGAAATAGTTTTTTGCATGAAGTTTTCAACCTCATCAGGTGGGATGGAACCAACGTTAAGATAAAACACACGCTTGTCTGGTGAGCGAGAAATACGATGAATTAACATCGCGTCTTCCATTAACGTATATTGCTTAAACAATCTACGAGCTGGTTCGATATATGCTCTACCATATGGTAAGTAGTTATTGTCTGTTAATAGACGGAAATGAGCCATCTCGTAATTGTCAAAGAATATACCAGGTGAGTTTTGTGGGTCAGTACCAGCTACACTATAATATCCTGATCCACCAGCATAGAATCCGTCTGGAGAATACTTAAATCGTATCGCGAATGGGTTATCTTTGTCGTATCCTTCTTGCCGCTCAATGTGGTAAGCAGACATTGGGATAACGTTATACACACCAAATTTCTCAGATATTTCTAGTTTGAGGAAGAAATCACCATACTTACACATTTGACGTATCCAAGCCCACAAGTTAAACTCAATGTTTAGTACGTCGTAAAATAAATTGTATAATGTTTTTTGGACGTCTTCGTTACTACTCCTAATTTGTAATACCTCACCCATATCGTTTTTTAAAGTACATTCTTCAGCGACAATATCGAGGGCTGACGCTACAATCGCATCTGTATCCATAATGTCGTAATCTGAGTATATTTGGGTTCTTAAGTAGCGGTAATTTAGGTTAAATTGTGCTCCAAAAAGTGATGTAGTGTTAGGTGAATATATTCTGTTAAATCTATCTACCAATGCGTTTGTTGCGAACTCACCTGATTGTTGAATCGTGTTTGTATCCATAACCTTAATTTGGTTTCCACCATCGTTGCGGATTATAACGTCTGTTGAAAACAAACGTTGTAGTCGTCTAAATATGCTTGTATCTGCCATAATAATATAATATACACATAAATATTGAGGGAACCAAGTAGACCCTAACTAAAAATCCAGCTAAAGTTTTCCTTCCCTCCCTTAGTATCGTCTAAAAGGTATGGATTATCACGGCCTGTAGCGAAATATACACCTTGGGTTGTACTTGGTTTGCTTATTCCACCAAACGCCGCTCTAGTAAGGTCGTGGCTTTGTTGTCTAAATTTTAATGATGTATCTCGTAAATACATCCCCATACCAAACGACATTATTAAGTCGTCATTGTATCCTGATTGTGCTTCTGCTCGACCATTTTTCCATACAAATACCTTCATCTCTTCTAATAAACGTTTAGATTTTATGGTGACAGATCTGTCTCCAATATATTCTCTAAGTTTGTTTATCACCAACGGTCGCGTTCTAAGAGACATGGTGAATCCTGGTGTTACGTTATCACTGTTCTCATACTTGTTAAAATATGACTCAACAGTTAGTGCTTCGGCTTTAGGTGAGTAATACATGTTTGAATATCCTCGCTCTAAAATAGCATCTAATGTAGCCCATCCTATATTAGCATTTTCTACCACAAGTAAAGCTTGATTGTATTCTGTGGCTACACCTACTAAAAAATATCCAAATTCTTTAGGTGGTAATTGGCCTTTATATTCTGCCACTTGTGTGTTAGTAGCGATGTCTATGACGTGAAACGCTGAAAAATCCCTACCATCTCCTCTAGCTACGTCCGCTACTACCATGTAGTCTCTTTGGTAATCTGGTTGTTCCCATACCCAGTAATTTTGATCGGCACCTCTACGTTCGACTGGATCTTGTATTGTACTTGTAGCTATAAATTCT